TGTGCTCTTCCGATCTCATTTACTGCTCCGACCAGTATTTCGCATTACTCGGGCGCTGGAAATTCTTATATGATACAGTTTGATCAATCATATACAGATCTAGACAATGTTAAAGCAGGTTGGAACATTACTACCACTGGCTACTCGGCTGTGGTCACTCAAGACGCTTATTCAGCACAAGGTGCCTATTGGGTAAGAGTTTCTAGCGCACCCCCACTGGCAAATACTTTTACACTTACTCCTCCTCAGCAGACAGGCAGTTTATTGTTTACAGCAACAGGTTATGTAACCATAGACGCAAGTCCAGATTGGGGACTTGATGTGGGACAAAGTCTAGGATTCAACGGCACAGACAATCACTATGTTATAGTAAGTGGTAATACTTCTGATTGGAATCTAGGTGATAACTGGACCATCGAATGGTGGCAGAAGATACCCGTTGGTGCTAGTGGCTTCTTGTCAGTATTGTGTCAAGATGCCAACGTTCCGCCATACAGTGGGATAGACGTTTTCATAAACAACGGACAGATACAGATGTTTAACGGTAACCGTCAAATGAGTGAAGCAACTGCCACACGCGGCCAATGGAATCACATAGCCCTACAAAAAGACGGCACCACGGTACGAGGCTTTATCAACGGTGTAGAACAGGCCTTCTACGGTCCACACTCTGGCACCATTGCTCCTAGCAGTCCTTTAAACTTAGTCATTGGTAGTAGAACATACGATGGTGGTGTTAACTTTTATAATCAACGTTTTAATGGACAGATAACCAACATTAGAATCAGCGATACAGCTCTTTATTCTGACACATTTACACCACCTAGATATTTGACAACAAATAGCGCAACCAAATTTGCGATAGATGGCGGTCCTGGATCAGCCGGTGTACTAGTTGATCAAATGGGTCGCCATACTTTAACTAATACATCAGCAACTATAGACAATGATAGTCCAACAGCATAAACGAGATAATAAATGTTAAGCATCAAAGTACCAAAAATACCTAAATATCATTGGAAGCGTGAGCCAGCAGACGCTAGAGATCATGCATACAATCCTGCGGCACTGGGCACAGTTGCTCCTACACTACCTACAAGTGTTGACTTGCGTAACTATTGCAGTCCCATTGAAGATCAAGGGCAGTTAGGATCATGTACTGGCAATGCTATTGCTGGCTTGATTGAATACCTAGACCGCAAGGCAAATAAAAATTTAGATGTCAGTCGCTTGTTTATCTACTATCAAGAACGACTATTAGAAGGCACAGTAAACTATGATGCTGGTGCTTATATTCGTGATGGTATCAAAGCAGTCAACAAATATGGCGCACCTTTAGAAAGCCTGTGGCCATATTTGATCACACGCTTTGCTAGCCGTCCTACAACTGCGGCCTATAACGATGCTCTAAAACGTCGAGCTGGTGCTTATCAAAAGATTACCACCAGAGTGTCTGGCGTTAAAACGGCACTGAATCAAGGCTATCCTGTGGTAGTGGGATTTGATGTTTACGAAAGTTTTGAAACACAAGCTGTAGCAAACACAGGCATGATGCCTTATCCTGCGGCAGGTGAACAACTATTAGGCGGACATGCTGTGGCCGTTGTAGGCTACAATGATAACCTAAACGGTGGACGTTTTATCTGCCGTAATAGCTGGGGAACCGGTTGGGGTGACCGTGGTTACTTCTATATGCCGTATCAAGTTATAGCAAACGCCAACATGAGTGACGATTTCTGGATTATTACAAGTGTATCCAACCCATAAAGGTTAGATAAGTAATAGTATGGAACTTATATTAATAACCTTACTATTCACGCATATCACCATTGTCAGTGTTACTCTTTATCTGCATCGTTGCCAAGCACATCGAGGTGTAGAATTTCACCCGGCGCTTGCTCACTTTTTCCGCTTTTGGCTTTGGCTAACAACAGGAATGACTACCAAAGCATGGGTAGCTGTACATCGCAAGCATCACCAAAATACAGACGTAGAAGGCGACCCACATAGTCCTCACGTATTTGGTATCAAACGTTTACTACTGGGTGGATGGAGTTTATACCACGAAGCAACCAAAGATCCTAACATGGTTATCAAATACGGTATGGGCACACCCAAAGACCGTATAGAAACATTCTATACTAGATATCACCGCCATGGAATTCTTGTAATGCTGGCCATTGACTTAGCATTGTTTGGCTTTTGGGGATTCTTAGTTTGGGGTGTGCAAATGATATGGATTCCATTCTGGGCGGCCGGCTTTATCAACGGTATTGGACACTGGTGGGGTTACCGCAATGGCGATACCGATGATCATTCCAGAAACGTAGTCCCAATTGGCATCCTGATAGGCGGCGAAGAACTGCACAATAATCATCATTTGGATCCTGCTAGCCCTAAATTTAGCCGTCGCTGGTTTGAATTCGATATTGGATGGGTGTATCTTAAAGCATTTTCTTTCCTACAACTGGCAAAAATTAAATCAAAATAGTCTTGTGTTTACAGATATTTTAGTATATACTACTAAGAATGTTAAGCTCTATTCAAGATGCAGTAAAACTATTACTACCTGCAAAAAGAAAAACTAACTCTACTTCTGGGTGGATCAGTTTCAATGCGCCTTGCTGTCACCATAATGGCGAAAGTGCAGATACACGTGGCCGCGGTGGCCTAGTTATTAACCCCGATGGTGGTATAAGCTACCACTGTTTTAACTGTAACTTCAAAGCCAGCTATACTCCGGGTCGTCCATTATATTACAAATTTCGTAAATTATTAAGCTGGTTTGGTGCTAGCGAAAATGAAATCAAGCGACTAGTAATTGACGCACTCAGAGTCAAAGATTTGATTGCACCCGAGGCACTAGAGGAAGTAGTTGCTCGAGAAGAGGTATCCTTTAAGGCAAGGTTGTTGCCATTGGAATCGCAAACATTTGTTGGTTGGGAAACTTTTTATACATTATCGGCACACAACCCACAAGTATACAATGTACCAGCCGACTTTCACCATGCGGTGATGTATGCGGCAGAACGCAAGATTGATTTTATAAAGTACGATATAAGATGGACTCCGGAAGTTGAACAAAAACTACACAAACGTGTAGTTATTCCATTCACATGGAAGAATCAAGTTATTGGTTATACTGCTAGAACATTTGAGGATGGAATCAAACCCAAGTACTACAACAGTCACGAACCCAATTATGTGTTTAATGTTGATCGGCAATATGCTGATGCAAAATTTGTTGTTGTGGTTGAAGGACCGTTTGATGCTATGAGTATTGACGGAGTTGCTATACTAGGATCTGAGTGCAACGAAGCTCAAGCAGATATCATTGACAGTCTGGGACGTGAAGTAATTGTTGTTCCTGACTTTGATAAAAAATTAGTCAAAGGTCGAGAAGTATGGGCAGGAGAAAGTTTAGTTAATTCGGCATTAGAGTATGGTTGGTCAGTTAGTTTTCCAATTTGGTCAGAGACCTGTAAGGACGTCAATGATGCAGTGGTCAAATATGGAAAGCTGTTTACTCTAAAAGCCATCATAGAAGGCAAAGAACACAGCCGACTCAAAATTGAATTGAAGAAAAAAACTTATGCTAGATAAAATTGCAGGCTTTGAAATAGAATTAACCAACCGATGTACATTGGCATGTCCCAAATGCAGTCGTACTATATTCCAACAGACATTTGGTATGAGAAATTGGCGTAACCAAGACCTAAATATTACAGATTTAAAAAGATTCTTAGATTGTGATATTGCCGGCGTAAAATTCAACTTTGGCGGCAATTACGGAGATCCAATCTACCATAAGCAACTGCATGAGATAGTTGAATGGGTTAAACGACGTGGAGCACACGTTGGCATTACTACCAACGGCAGTTATCGTAGTGAAGCCTGGTGGCAAGATCTAGCAAAGATACTAGATCACACAGACGAAATTAATTTTGCCATTGACGGAATACCTGACAACTTTACTCAATATAGGATTAACGCTGACTGGAAATCGATTGAAACTGGAATCAAAATAGTTGCGCCAGTGACTCGAGCACGATATAAATTCATTCCATTTTCTTACAATGAAAACTCAATTGAGTACGCACAACAGTTGGCAGAAGAATTGGGAATGGAATTTGTGTTTGAGCGCAGTGACAGATGGGACAGCGCAGACGATCCACTGAAGCCAACATCGGCTGACTTAGTAAGTAATCAAACTGAACATGTGTTGCATTGGGTATCTGAAAAGCAGTATAATATAAATCCCAAGTGCAAAACTACAAATAAAGAGCACTACATTTCAGCCGAGGGTTATTACTTGCCTTGTTGTTGGGCACATGACTATCGTATGTATTATAAAACTGATTTTTACAAACTAAGAGAGCAATACAATATAAGTAAAACTACAATTTCTCAGCTGTTAGCAGACAACAGTCCCTTGACAGAGTTTTACAATTCTGTTGAAGAGAAACCCATGCCAGTTTGTTCATTCCAATGCCCGCAACTATGACAAAAGAATATACACCAGACCTACAAAAACTATTTTTAGAAATGATGCTACAAGACGCACAATCGTATGTGCGTGTGGCAAATATCTATAATCCAGAAAACTTTGACCGTAGTATCAGAGCGGCCGCAGAGTTTATCAAGACACACAGCAATGACTTTAAAACATTGCCTACTTGTGATCAGATTAAAGCAGTAACAGGAGTAGACCTTAGACCTGTACCTGATATTGGCGAAGGTCACACAGAATGGTTCTTGAACGAGTTTGAAAACTTTACCAAGCGTCAAGAACTAGAACGTGCTATTCTTAAAGCCGCAGACATGTTAGAAGCCGGCGACTTTGATCCAGTTGAAAAGTTAATTAAAGATGCAGTACAGATCAGTTTACAAAAAGACATGGGTACAGATTACTGGGCCGATCCTGCAGAACGTATCAATAGATACTACAACTCAGGCGGACAAGTAAGCACAGGTTGGCCACAGTTAGATAGGCTGTTGTATGGTGGCTTTAGTCGTGGTGAACTAAACATCTTTGCTGGAGGCTCTGGTTCTGGTAAAAGTTTGGTCATGATGAACATTGCCTTGAGCTGGTTGCAGATGGGACTCAGTGGCGTGTATATTACACTAGAACTTTCAGAAGAGCTGACTTCGTTGCGTACAGACGCCATGTTAACAGGCATGGGAACAAAAGATATCCGCAAGGACATTGACACAACTACACTAAAGGTCAAACTAGTTAGCAAGAAAGCAGGACAGTATCGTATCAAAGCATTGCCCGCACAGAGCAACGTGAACGACATTCGTGCTTACTTGAAAGAAGTACAACTACAAACAGGCATTCGAGTTGACTTTGTCATGGTAGACTACTTGGACTTGGTTATGCCTGTGAGTGTCAAAGTCAACCCTAACGATCAGTTTATCAAGGACAAGTATGTGGCAGAGGAGTTGCGTAACTTAGCCAAGGAACTGGGTGTACTGTTGGTAACAGCATCGCAGTTGAATCGATCAGCAGTGGAAGAAGTTGAGTTTGACCATAGCCATATTGCCGGTGGTATCTCAAAGATTAACACAGCAGATAACGTGTTTGGTATCTTTACAAGCCGTGCAATGAAAGAACGTGGGCGTTATCAAATTCAGTGTATGAAAAGTCGTAGTTCAACTGGTGTGGGACAAAAGATTGACCTAGAATACAACATTGAAACCATGCGTATCACAGACCCTGGGCTAGACAGCGATGATCATGCCGGTGGCCCACCACGTGTTTCTAGTATTATGAATCAGATTAGAGGACAAGCAGTAGCTCAGTCTGCTGATGCAATAGAAGGCAATAGTTCTACTAAGTGGGAACGTGCAACTGGAACGCCAGTTTGGGAACAACCACCTGCACCCAAGGCAGAAGTACAAAGTAATAAACTAAAACAGATGCTAGCAGGTTTAAAGAAACCCTCAGACTGAGTAGTATTCTTCTATTAATTGATAGAACTCAGGCATGTAATCTTTAATACAAATGCCCTTGACACGGTCTTGTTCTTTGATAACCTTGATGCAATCCAAGAAGTCAAGATCGTCTTTGCTTGTATGCGGTTGTCCAAAGAAGAAATCGCATTCTTCTTTTGTGTAAGATTTTGTTGCAACGATTTGTTCTTTGATCTTTTGTGGCAATGCGCCAGGACGAAAATAGACCGGACTAATTACAGGATTGTAATGATATTTTAATCCTTGCTCCTTGAACCAATTTTGTGTTTTGTGAAAAGTCAACATATTCATGTTGCTAGTTGTACTACTAACATTTACGTTGTTGGTTATAGTTCTAAAAAATTCCAAATTGTTTAATAGGTCATTCCATTTTAGTGGAAATCTTAAGTATTCAAACTCTGACCCTATACCATCTATACTGACACTAAAATTAACGTTCTTGAATTTTTTTAATAAATCTTTGTTGGTACTATTCAAGTCAACTGATCCATTGGTTGTTACACTAATAAAGCAATTGGTATTGCCTGCTTCTAGTAGTTGCTCTAGTATATAGAAGTTTAGTTTTTCGTACAAGGGTTCGCCACCAACAAAATTTAAAGTGATCAGTTCTTTAAAGTTTAAATTACTGTCAATCATCTCTTTGGTCATTGATTTAGTACCAATTGGTATAACACCCATCTTTTTTTCTAACGGAGCCCATGCACTTGATGAACTAGAATTACAGGTAACACAAGTAGAGTTGCAGGTATTACTGGTAATATTTTTAACCATTATTGTGCTATATTTGCCTTGGCGAACTTCGTCTTCGATAAAACGTATGTCTCTGTCCCAATAAAAATCCAATGCAGAGTTTTTAAGTTTGCGATCACTGATCAAACCTGCATCTTCTAATTTCCAGCAAGCATTACAAAAAGAAGATCTATTTTTTTCTAATATATCTTTTCTAATAGAATCTATGTTATAGTCTTTGGGCAACAAACAACAATGTGTACCGCCAGTTGTGCTATATTCGTAACCGTAGAATGGTAAGACGCAAAAATAATCATTCATAGCAAATCCTTTAGTAATGATTGTTGGTTTCTGTGTTGATCTAAAACATCAATATATTTTTTTGTTATAGGTAGTAAATGACTATTGTCAATACTGAACATATGATCTACAATAGCTGGTAAGTTTAGTCTGCTAGCTATTTCTTTTTTAACTTCCTGTGGAAGTACTGTTATATCGTAGTACTCGGGCTTGCTGATAATTCCTAAATAAGGATACGGTAACCCTTCAGTTTCACACCATTGTATAAACTCATCTAAGTTGTTGATAGTAAAAATGCTAACAACTGTACTAACACTTAGTTGCAGATTAGATAAATCCTGTTGCTTAAATTGATATTTTTTAATATTAACATAACACTCATTCCAGCTAGCAGGCCATCTACTGTACTCAAAGTCGTTATCAGTTCCGTCTATGCTTAGTTGTATGTTAACATTTTTAAAATTGTTCCATAATAACCAAAATTCCTCATCTGGGAATATGGTACAGTTGGTAGTATAGTGTATACTAATTTCGTTAGCACGAGGTAGCAATTGAGTTAGAAACTCTTTGTGTTCTTTAAGACCAGTCAAGAATGGTTCGCCTCCGTAGATGTCTACATGTATTACTGTGTCAGCAAATACACTGAGTTGATCTAAAAATTCTTGGTCTTTATAAAACTTTTTATGCTCAAAAATTGGAATACTAGGCAGTTTGGACTGCATTTTTTCTGCTTCGGGTAGCCAACGACTGCTGGTATGACTACCACATATCCTACAGGCCAAATTACAGGTATTTCCTAGTGCAAATCCGATTGTCAAGAATTTGGAATTTTCTAAATTTATGTTACAATTATTCAATACATATTTTTGATCTAATTGACGCTTGCTCTGAATGCCTAAATCCTCATCACGCCAACATCTATTGCATTGCTTTGGACGTTGCCCGTTTATAAACTGCTGTTTTAATTCTGCCAATTCTTGTGAGCTAGTGTAATCGTGATACGACTCCGCAACAATGCCATCATATTTACAACAAGGGCGATAGTGCCCTTGAGCAGATATATCCAGACCAATCCAGGGCAACGAACAGAAATTCTCTTTAGTCATTTAAAAGTTTGTTAATAAATATACTTAACTTGGAGTGTCACCTTGCAGAAAAAAACTCGTAGTATTTTATCTGAACTAGACGAATTTGTCGGTTACAGAGACAAAAACATGATCTTAGAGTCACGTGCCAACAACATTATTGCTGGCGCAATTAATCTCTTATCATTCATTAAAGAAAACTACGACCAAGAAACTGCATTGGACTTGGAACGACGTTTGATTAACAGTATACGTTCGGGTGATACTAATAAATTTACCCGAGGTATTAGGAAAGCAAACAATGAGAGCCAATGAATTCGTAACCGAAGCACTTAGCGATTTTATACAATCAGTTAAAGGTGCAGTTTCTGGAAATCGCGCACAAGCACAACAAAAAGCACGTACAAGTAGTGGTGTAGATCAAGTACTGGCCAAAATGGATCCTGCTGATGCAGACTATATCCGAGGTATACAACAAGGTATTACAAGAGGGTCTAATCCTACTCCTGACCAGATAAACAAATATAAACAAATAGTTGACAAATATCGTACTACACAAAATAGTCCAGCCACACCTGGTTCCACTGCACCAGAGCCAGCAACGCCATCAACACCACAAGGCATGCTAGATAAAAAGTTAACAGACATTGGACTAAAAGTAATCAATGATGAGCCAATTATTTTACGATATAAAAAACAAGATTTTCACTTGAATGATCAAGGACGTTGGTCCAACTTGAACAGCAACAAGCCACTGAATCAAACAATGCAGGCTTTCCTGGACCATGTACATGATTTAATTATTAAAGTACAAGGCGGAACTGTTGCAGAAGGCGGTAATGTATTTCCAGACGTAGTTGACATTAAAAAAGAATATGTAAAAGAAGTTGTAGCTGGCCTAAAGAAGTTATTGCCAAACTTTGATCTGCAAGCAGACATTGGCAGTGCTGGCTACAAAGTAGCATCGGGTGACATGGACATTTTTCTAGACCAAGATCAAGTTGTACAGGCATTTAAAAGCAAGGACGAAAAAGAAGCCAAACAAGCACTTGCCAAGTTTGTACAAGCCAAAGGTTATCAAACCGCAGTCAAAGGACGCAATGTACATGTTCGCTGGCCATTGCCAGACGGTACATTTGCTCAAATTGATCTAATGGTTATTCCTGACTCTAAAGGAGTAGCACCATGGCATCAACATGGCCCACGTGGCAGTTACGACGATCCAGAGTTCAAAGGCAGTGCCAACTTTATCTTAATGAACAGCATTGGCAAAGCACTGGGTTACAAGTTTGATGCATTCTCAGGCAAACTGCTCAGCAGAGAAGATAATTCTGTAGTCGCAGGCCCTAATAGAGATGAAGTTGCCAAAGCATTGTTAAATCCACAAGCATCAGGCAACGACCTGAACAGCGTTAAGTCTATTCTACAAGCACTAGAGAATGATCCACAAAAGGATGCCAAGCTGGCACAGGCACGTGATGATGCGGCCAAAGGCGTTTTAAAACTATCATGAGATTATACGAATTTGTAACTAATCAAAAGTCTGTACTAGCCGAAGGCATTGAGCATCCTGAAGATAAAATCTTTGATGGTATTGCGGCCGCCAAACAAGCAGTAACAGGCATTGCCGCAACAGCCAAGTCCGACACACCCAAGAGTGTTAAATGGGACGGTTTTCCTGCGGTGATATTTGGACGTAACATCGACGGACAGTTGGTTGTTGCAGACAAACACATGTTTGACAAAAAAGATGGCATTGGTCGTGTAACCAGTCCTGATGCATTTAGACAGTACGATATCAATCGAGGTGCTGACCGTAAAGACCTGTACGGTAAAATGGATGTACTGTATGCGGCACTGGAAAAGATTATTCCTGACAACAAGAATACAAGAAACAAGTTCTTCTGGGGAGACCTGTTATGGGCACAGCCACTAAAGCCACAAGCTGGTTTTTATGTTTTTAAGCCCAACACAGTAACATACAAAGTGCGAGCAGACAGCGCAATTGGTAAACGCATTGGTGCCAGTGTTGCGGGAATTGCAGTACACACATTTATTCCTGGTATTGGCGAACCTGACCAACCACTGGCAGGACTAGGCGGATTACCTGATCGAGGACCTATCATGTTCTTTACCGGAGACCTGCCACAAAAGTCCAAGATTAAAATTAACGCAGATGGTGTAGCACAAGTTAACGCAGTTATTGCCAAGTATGGCACAGCAGTTGATAAATTCCTAGCAGACTTAACAGCTATGAAAGCCAAAGGAGTACTAGGTATCATGCGTACCTATATTACTAGCAAAATTGCGTCCGGATCACTGGACAATATGGTAGATGATTTCTACAAATATTTGCCTAGTAAGCTAAGTCCTAAAGCACAAGAAGCACTACTAGGCAATGGTGAGGGTTGGTTGTACAAAGAAGGTGCGTCCGGTGTAGTGGGAATTTGGAGCATTTGGGTAGCCATTACACAACTAAAATTATCTATTAAACAACAACTAGATCAAGAGCAAAATACAGGCGATATACAGGCATACACAGGTGACTCGGTGGGCGGAGAAGGGTATGTAGTGGGCGGCGGAGCCGACAAGTTGAAGCTAATTGATAGGCTAGGGTTCAGCCGTGCAAACTTCGCTAAAAACGGATAACAAATCGGTTTTTTGACGATTTGATAAATAATTACATGTAGTCCTTAGGGCTCATTTATTTTAAAGGAAAAACAAAATGGCAATTTTTACACGTACAAATGGTGACGCAAAAGGCGTTACAAACGTTGACTCAGCAAAAGGTCCTGGCGTAATCGTAGCAACAGGTTTAACAAAGAATCCAATCGCATACAAGATTGTATTCCCAACATCTAGTGCTAAAGACCTACGTAGCGAAACAGTTACTGGCGGTGCAGTAGAGACAGTTCTACGCTCTATCGCTATTGACTCTACAGTAGTTATGTTCCAAGTTGAAAACGATGCAAACGGTCAAATGAGCGTTCTAGTTGAAGCCAACGGTTCTGGTGATTCTACAATCCAAGCTCGTATCAACGCACTAGGCAATATCGGTATTGCTGGTAACGTTTGGGCAACAACTGCTACTGTATCAAGCACAGGCGGTTTCAAACTAGCTTAATAGCTTAGTTAACCAAATAAAAGAAGCACTCTTATTAGAGTGCTTTTTTTTATCTATAAATATATGCATGGATAACTTGTCTTTTTACACCGGATACACGCTAGCTGACATAACAGCAACTGGCGTAACCCGTATGGTCAATGACAAGCAACGTAATCAGCAACGTAATTGGGAAACCATATTGCAAACTATAGGACTACGGGCACAGCCCTTGATGATAGATTCTCCTGTGTGTGCTAATATTGATGTTGATTATTTTAGTTTTGGAGAAATGTACTCAGGAAAGCAAAACATCTGGATGTTTAACTTTGCTGTAGAACATGCAGAAGTCTACAAGCAGGGCGACGATGAGTTGGCCATGTTACACGAAGACTTTAATCAAATTCCCTTTACAGTTGGGCTTGATGAAACAACTGGCTTTATACTGCCCATTTTTTACACCAGTGGTGCTATAAAAAATATATACTTTAAAATTGGCAGACTAGACTTAAATAACATTTGAATCATTGGTTTTCAGGCACACATTACGGCATATCTTAAAACTTCAGAATTAAATAGAGCGAAGAGCAACACCTAACTTAAAGGAATATGATATGTCGGTGGATATAGAAAAAAAGAGCCTCGAGGCGCACGTAGAACTGTGTGCTGAAAGATATAAGAATTTAGACGATAGACTTTCCAGTCTGGATGCCCGCATGGGCCGTGTAGAGTCGTTGGTTATTGAAATAAAACAGGCCATTGCGGCCGCACCCAATGAATCTAACAAGACGCTTATCGCCATTGGTACCACAGTTTTTGGTGCGCTAATTGGCGTTATTGCTACACTGATTGTACACCTTAAATGAAAATAGTAGAATTAATTACCGGCATACAAGTTCCTATTACTAACGAGGAACGTGACCTGCTAGCAGTATTTGACTTTCATGACAGCATTGAAAAAACCAAGCTAGATGAAAGAGAACAGCATGTTGCTAACCAACTTGTTAACAAAGACATTTTAGTAAGAAGAAATAATGAAGGCAAAATCGCATATTCTAAAAAAATCTGAAAAAGAATTCATGAACCACGTAGTTGACTATTTCAACTACTGGACCAAGAAAGAACTCAGATCACTTCAAGGGCAAGAAAACAGCCCAGTTTTACTGCAACTTGGCGAAAATTTTATTGTAGGCAAGTACTCTATTAAAAAGAATGGACACTCTTGGGAAATTTATGATAGGAACTCTGAATTTGTAACAGTTTTATATCATAAATTACCTGCAATATTCTACTGTTTAGCCAGTTCAAAAAACAAGATCAATCTAGCTACACAAATTGAAGCTTCGGACCGACTAGTTAACAAATATCAAGTTGACAAAGAACAATTCGTTATTAGTTACAAAAACAGCATCAAGAATAATGATCAGTTCAAACAAATTTTGTGTCTAAATCGTTTGTCAAATAACGAAATATACCTCAAAAATGCAACAAATGAATTACAAAAAAATATGTCCTATGCTAAATATTTAAACCTCGGGAAAACCAATTATGAAACTCACTGAATTTAGAACTGCACCAAGTGCAAAACAAATGAACAAAGTCATGGAAAGCCGTTTTGGCTTTGCAGTTAACTATGACAATTTGTCTTTTAAGAAAGCCTATACTTTATCTAAAGCACTAGGCGAAAGTTTAGATCAAATCAAACGCACACACGGTCAGCACGTGGCTGAAAAGAACGCCAAATACATGGAAATGTTACTGGTACGTGAAGGCCTAAATCGTTGGATGGTTGAAAACGAAACTCGATTGATCAACGAAAGCGAAATGGGCAAGAGTCAAGCTATCTTGGCCGCCAAGGACATGGTTGACAGTATTCAAGACATGTTAGAAAAAGTTAGCAAGATGCAGAGCGAGCAAATGCCAGCATTGCTAGACACTATTCGTGACCAAATTGGACAGCAACAAGCTGACGCATTTAAGAATTCATTGGGTACAATCCTGGCCAGCATGGTAGAACAATTAAGTTCAGCCCGCGAAACTGCCGATGGCGCGGCCCGTAGCCTAGCTGGTGAGCAAGTGGCACAACCAATGGCTATGCCAGGTGCCCCAGACGCAGATACAGGTAGCGATTTAAGCGACCTAGATTTGGACATGGATGCTGACAGCGATGGATTTGGTGCAACTGATGCGGCCGCTGGCGGTAGCGAAGAGTTAGGCAGAGAAAAACGCTAATGCGTATAAGCGAAGTCATTTGCGAAGACGAAGACGTAGAATCGGACAGTGAGCAAAAGATACTCACTGTTCTTTCTTTTCTGGATCAAAAAAATGTTAAAGATATTCCCACACCGGATTTTTTAACATTGGTCAATCACGCAGGTGCAAACATTGACTACCAAGGTTTACAAACTTTAAACAACTCAAGTCAAAAACTCAAAAACGTTATCACATCAATTGATAACTCACATATTGTAATAAAAGGTGAAGATCCTGAGCAAACCACTGATAACACAGCTCAGTCCAAAGATCCAACCAAAGTAGTTAACAGTATGGCCAAAAAAGCACTAGACAATCGTTCTTAAGCCTAGTACAATAGGCTAATGCTCTCGGTCAAGATTCACTTTATTCCAACATTTCAAAATACTCCTCCTGTTGTATCGATAGGGCAAGGAGAATTTCGTCGTTTGTTTACTCTAGATCATCCAAAGTATGTAGAACTAGAGTTGCCATTTGGCCCAGCGGACACACTAGCAGTTGAGTTTATTAACAAAGACGACAGTGACGATAATACAGTTGCTATAACAGATGTAGCCATTGCTGACATTAATCTACAGCACTTTATCTACCGTGGTCGTTTTTATCCCAGCTATAACCAGGATTGGTATAGCAAGCAAGAAATCAAGCCGCCTGAGTTTTATTGTCCGGGCACAGAAATGCGACACAGTGGTACATGGGTACTAGATGTCACAACACCCGTTTTTAAAATGGTGTTAAACAATTGGTTACATGATGAACGTTGAACTTCCTGCATTATTAAAAGACAGCATTGAGCACAATGCACCGGATGTAGATGTACTGACCAAGTACCTGAAACTACCGTGGATCAAACTTGACTTAAAGTTTCCTACATTGTCGCAAGACTATATCAATACCAAGCACCAAGAATCAATTAATTGGCGCCACAAATGGAACTACGATACAGAGAACACACTGGGTTATCAAGTTCGTGGATGGAATGGCAATTTACTGTTTGGGCCCACTGACCTATTGTCATTTACAGAACAAATAAATCAAGATCCTAAGTGGCGCGAAGGGCAGTACGACGAAGGGTGTAGATGCAGAGTGTTTAGGCAACAGTTTGACTACAGCTGGACAGTTGATGCCAAAGACCCTATCAGGCAATGGGTTAGCAATTTGTTTGATGATCAAGATCTTAATCTAGTCAACACATATTTTTTACCAGCTGGCGGCTATGTATTTCCGCATAGAGATTACTCTGCAGATAATACTGCGCTATCAAAGCTATATATAGCTATACAGTGGGCACCAGGAAATGTACTAGGCATGTACGGTGTGGGCGATATGCCTGTGGTTGAGGGGGATGTTTATCTACTAAACAACTATACATTGCCACACTGGGTATACAATGGGTCAAACCAGTTAAGAATGGTATTGGATGTTAATGCAAACTTTAACAGCCCTGCTATCAAAAAACATTTAATTGAAGGGTTTAATAGACAATATGGCATACAGCAATAAAGTAATTGATCATTACGAAAATCCACGCAATGTGGGAAGTTTTTCAAAGGATGACGCAGACATTGGCACAGGCATGGTTGGAGCTCCTGCCTGCGGTGACGTGATGAAATTGCAAATCAAGGTTGAGGATGGAATCATCACAGATGCTAAATTTAAGACTTACGGTTGCGGATCGGCGATTGCTAGCAGTTCACTCGTCACGGAATGGGTTAAAGGCAAAACGCTTGACGAAGCAAGCGAGATTAAGAACTCAGAGATTGCGGAAGAGCTTGCCCTGCCGCCTGTCAAGATCCACTGCTCGATATTGGCTGAAGATGCTATCAAAGCCGCGGTAGAAGACTATCGAAAAAAACATGAAGTATGATAAACATAACCAACAATGCCTCTACTAAAATTAAACAGTTGCTTAAACAGCGAGGCCACGGTGTTGGTATAAGATTGGGAGTACGCACAACAGGCTGTAGCGGCCTAGCCTACACCTTGGAATATGTAGACCAGTACACAGGCGAAGTGGGTGTAACTAATTTTGCACATCAAGATTTTGTGGTACTAGTTGACGCCAAGTCGGAAGTTTATTTAAATGGCCTCACTGTTGACTGGGTACGCAATGGCCTCAATGAAGGCTTTGAATTTATCAATCCCAATGAAAGAGACCGCTGTGGATGCGGAGAAAGTTTTCGAGTATAAAATTAATGATCGATCAAAAATATAATTATGTGCCATTGAGTAGAACTACCATAGAAGGCAAACGTCACTACTGTTTGCCCAATGGCGTTGCAGTACCCAGTGTAACTACAATTTTAGATAAGACCAAAAGTGAAGAGTCTAGACAAGCACTGGCCAATTGGAAAAAAGCAGTAGGCGAACAGCGAGCACAGCAAATTACCACAGAGGCGGCCAATCGTGGAACACGTATGCATTCTTATCTAGAACAATATATTCTAAGTGATGAGTTAAAACCGTTGCCCGGCAATCCGTTTGCTCAGCCAAGCTGGTTCATGGCCGCCCAGGTCATACTTGAAGGCCTGCCCAGTGTAGATGAATTCTGGGGTGTTGAAGTTCCTGTTTATTATAGTGGGTTATATGCCGGAACCACAGACTGTGTTGGAGTCTGGAAGGGCAAACCTGCCATCATGGACTTTAAACAGACCAACAAGCCTAAAAAGCGTGAATACATTGGCGACTACTTTTTACAGTTGGCGGCTTATGCGGCCGCACACAACGAAACACATGGCACAGACATCAAACATGGAGTAATTTTGATGTGTGTACAGCCAAAACTACTGCCCGATAATACATATTCAACGCCAGAATACCTGGAATTTGAAGTGTATGAAGAAGAATTTGCACATTGGCACAACGAATGGCTCAAACGAGTAGAGCTCTATTATCTATCAAACTAAATACTAGATACATCAGGGTTTGACAGAATATGGCAATTATACAAATTTCAAGAATACAGCATCGCAGGGGCTTGCAGGAGAATCTGCCGCAGTTAGCTTCTGCTGAATTTGGTTGGGCATTTGACTCACGCAAACTGTACATTGGTAACGGTACATTAGACGAAGGCGCACCTAGTATTGGTGTAACAGAAGTACTAACAGAACACAGTGACGTTGCCACGTATTATAATCCAACTTATACATTTAAGGGTTTGACATCAGGGTTTCAAGTTCAAACTGGTCCGGACGCACAACACCCCATCTATCGAACACTGCAAGACAAGCTAGACGACGTTGTGTCGGTCAAGGACTTTGGTGCCATTGGTGATGGTGTTGCAGACGATACGCTGGCTATCCAACGTGCGCTGGATAGGACATACGGTACCGGCCAATCTACGCTGTTCTTGTATCACCATAGAACAATTAACTTTCCGGCCGGTAACTACAAAATTACTGCTACATTAAATATTCCGCCATACTCGCTATTAAAGGGCGAAGGTAAGCGTACTACAATTATTCAAGGTTCTTTTGAAGGCCCGTTGGCACAGCTTGTTGACGGCTTTGGGCAAAGTGGTAACGACTTTGGCGGAAGAATAAACGGTGTTGCACCAGACAATGCAGAGTATCACTTGTCGGATATGTCTTTCCTGCAACAGTCACCATCATACAGTCAACCATGTGTGACAATTGACGGCTGTTGGACTGCTACCTTTAACCGTGTTATGTTCAGGGGTTTAACGGACTTAACCACAGCAGACACCACCACTTCGGGACAGACTGTTACCAACTATTACAATACTGACCGTGGCGTTGGTGTTGCCGCTGTTTGGATTCCAAACGGCTCAAATCATACCGCGGTTAGAAACGTGGTTTTTTTACAATGTGACTTCTTGGATCACAACTATGGTATTGAACTATACGGCGAGTGTACTGGTATAGCAATCAACAACTGTTACTTTGATCACCTTTACCAGGGTGTTGTTATCGGAGATGGCGAAGGTTACGGCCAATGGCCGCGTGGCGTAGCCATTTACAACAACTACTTTAGATACTCGGGTGCAGAAGCTATCAAATCTTATGGTAGTTCCAAGCATGTCATGAGTTCCTTTAATATTTGCACAGGAAGCAATTTGGCTGACTGGGCCGCAGATACACCATTGATTAATCCAGCTGGTGTTGCACAGGGACCAGCAATCAGTTTTTCCTACAAGGATTGTAGCAGTATAGGCGACAGCTTTGACCGAGACGAAATTGATTACGCACTTTTTCCAAACGTTGAATTAAATGGCAAAGACAGTTTTGTACTAGGACAAGCTGTTGGTTTGGTTAATGGTAGAAAAACAGAAGGCCAGGGCCATACTTTATCTTTACCAAGTACGTTTACTTTTATTACCACTGGAATCACATTCATACCGACCAGCTACACCAATTTGGAATTCAACTATGTTGTTACTCATTTGAATCAACAACGGGTAGGAAAAATAATTGTGACCAGAGTGGGGTCTAAATATGTATGGACCGACGATTATACAGAAACAGACAGTACTGGCGTGGTATTCCAAATCAATACCACATCAGGAGACATTGAGTATACTTCAATTGCCAGTACATCTACTGCACAATTAACTTACAATTTGTCTTTCTTTACACCAGGCGTTTAACTTTAAATTTTATCAATGTGGAAACTTGAAGCAAACGAGCGTATTGTTCGTTGGCGTGACTTTCGATCAACTCTAGAAGCGGCACCCATTGAACTAGCACTGGCATCTGTCAGTGCGCTTTGGCGCGACTGTCCTTTTTCTCCTTATTATTTAGACCCAGACGATCTGTCAAAATGGCCAGATCCGTGGGAACTGTTGACAGAAAATTATTACTGTGATATTGCAAAGTCGCTTGGAATGCTGTATACTATATACTTTACACGTCACGGAAAAGAGCATACATTTGAATTAAGAATCTATCAAGATACAAAAACAAATTATAATTACAATTTAGTCTATATCGATCAGGGAAAATATATCCTTAATTTGATTGACGGTCAGGTTGTAAATAAAGAACACTTAGAAAAAACACTGAAGTTAGAACATAAGTTTACAGCCGAACAGTTGCAACTTGAAAAATATTAGAAGGTACATCAATGAGTCAAATAAAAGTTACAAAAAGAGAAGGTCAATTGGAAGATCTCAATTTGGAGAAGTTACATAAAGTGGTATTTTGGGCTACCCAGGGTATTACAGGAGTTAGCGCAAGCGAAGTAGAAATCAAAAGTCATATACAATTTTATAACGGAATTAAAACAGCAGATATCCAAGAAACCTTGATTAAATCGGCCGCAGACTTAATTTCAGAAGAAACACCAAACTACCAATATGTAGCTGGTCGTCTCATTAACTATCATCTGCGTAAACAGGTTTACAGCAGTTATCAACCATGGTCCTTGTTAAAATTAGTTCAACGCAATGTTGAACTTGGTTTTTATGACCGCGGACTATTAGAAGCCTACACCACAGACGAGTGGAACACCTTGGACAGTTACATTCATCATGAGCGTGATGAAAATTTCACCTACGTGGCCATGGAGCAATGGCGCGGAAAATATCTGGTACAGAATCGCGTTACAGGACAAATTTTTGAAACGCCACAGATTTCCTATATGTTGATTGCGGCCACGCTATTCCAAACATATCCTAAAGAAACCCGCTTGCGCTGGGTAAAGGACTATTATGATGCTACAAGCCTTGGTGACATTAGTTTACCTACCCCTGTTATGGCTGGTGTACGAACACCGCAAAAACAATTCAGTAGTTGTGTTCTTATTGAGTCTGATGATAGTTTGGATTCCATTAACGCTACTTCTAGCGCAATAGTAAAATACGTTAGTCAAAAGGCCGGTATTGGCATTGGCGCAGGCCGTATCCGTGCATTGGGATCTCCTATTCGTTCCGGTGATGCATACCATACAGGTGTAGTGCCATTCTACAAGTTATTTCAATCGGCAACACGTAGTTGCAGTCAAGGCGGGGTGCGTAACGGCGCCGCTACCTTGTACTATCCTGTCTGGCACCTGGAAATTGAAGACCTTCTTGTATTAAAGAATAACAAAGGCACAGAGGATAACAGAGTACGTCACATGGATTATGGGGTTCAATTCAACAAATTAATGTATGAAAGACTCATTTCTGGTGGCGATATTACCTGTTTTAGTCCCCATGACGTACCAGAAATGTACGAAGCATTCTTTAACAACCAAGAGCGTTTCAAAGAGCTGTATGAAAAGGCAGAACGTAACACCAAGATTCGTAAAAAGACTTTTAAAGCAATTGACCTGTTCAGTCGCTTTATGCAAGAACGCAAAGACACTGGTCGTGTTTATTTGCAAAACGTGGACCATGCAAATACTCACAGTCCGTTCAAAGAAGAAGTTGCGCCCATCAAGATGAGCAATCTCTGCTGTGAAATTGACTTGCCTACTCGCCCGTTGAACGACGTCAATGACGAGTTGGGTCGTATTGCATTGTGTACCCTGAGTGCTATTAATTGGGGTAATGTTAAACAGCCCGCAGACTTTGAAAAAGCCTGTACACTGGCAGTTCGTGGATTGGATGCATTGCTAAGTTATCAAAACTATCCTGTACGTGCGGCAGAACTAGCTACACAAGAGTTCAGACCTCTCGGCGTTGGCATTATTAATTTTGCCTACTTCCTGGCCAAGAATGATGTCAGTTACAGTGATCCTCGCGCATTGGCTCTAGTAGATGAGTATGCAGAAGCTTGGAGTTATTACTTGATCAAGGCATCTGCAGACCTGGCACAAGAGCAGGGTCCTTGCACACGATGGACAGACTTGAAGTATATAGATGGCCGCTTGCCTATTGACACACGTAAACGTGAAGTTGATGAGTTGGTACCACATCAAGAGCGTATGAACTGGCGTGCCTTGCGTGAACAGATACTATCAACTGGCATACGTAATGCTACCTTGATGGCCTTGATGCCGGCAGAAACATCGGCGCAAATCAGTAATGCAACCAATGGCATCGAACCACCACGTAGTCATGTCAGTGTTAAACAAAGTAAGCATGGCGTACTTAAACAAGTTGTGCCTGAATATCGTCGACTAAAGAACAAATACGAATTATTGTGGGACCAAAAGAGTCCTGAAGGCTATATGAATCTTTGCGCCATACTACAGAAGTACATTGACCAAGGTATCAGCGTCAATACTTCATACAATCCTCGTTTCTATGAAGATGAAAAAATTCCATTGAGCGACATGCTCAAAGACGTTATTCAATTTTACAAGTATGGTGGCAAACAGCTATATTACTTTAACACACATGATGGTCAAGGAGAAGTTGACATTGATAAATTATCAGCAAAAACAACATCACTAGAGCCGGTACTTGCTAGTCAAGAAGACTGCGACAGTTGTGTAATCTAAGGAAAATAAAATGAGCGTTTTTAATATTAAAAAAATAGACCACACCAAATCACTGGCATTTCTTGACACAAATGGTACCCCAGCAATTCAACGTTATGATGTACTAAAGTATCGACAATTTGACAAACTAACAGACAAACAGTTGGGCTTCTTTTGGCGTCCGGAAGAAGTTGATGTTATGCGTGATGCCAAAGACTTCAAAGAACTAACTGACTTTGAGCAACACATTTTTACCAGTAATCTAAAACGCCAGATTCTACTGGATAGTGTGCAAGGCCGCAGTCCCAATTTGGCTTTCTTGCCACTGGCTACTATTCCAGAATTAGAAACCTGGATCGAAACTTGGGCATTCAATGAAACTATTCATTCGCGTAGTTATACACATATCATTCGCAATGTCTACAGTGATCCTAGCGTTGTGTTCAATGAGCTAATGGATTTGGAAGAAATTGTTGCCTGTGCCACAGACATTAGCAAGTACTACGATGATTGCATTGAAGCAAGTCAATGGTTCCGTGTATTGGGCGAAGGTACACATACCGTCAATGGCAAAGAAATTGTTGTTGATATGTATGATCTTAAAAAGAAATTGTGGTTGGCTATCACTAGTGAAAATGCATTAGAAGGTATTCGCTTCTATGTTAGTTTTGCTTGCAGTTGGGCATTTGCTGAACTTAAGAAGATGGAAGGTAATGCCAAGATTATTAAGCTGATTGCACGTGACGAAAATCTGCACCTGGCATTCACACAAACACTACTTAAGATTCTTCCAACCGATGACCCAGACTTTGCCAAGATCAAAGAAGAAACAAAGGCCGAATGTGAAAAAATATACTTACAAGCGGCCGAGCAAGAAAAAAATTGGGCAAAATATTTGTTTAAGGACGGCTCAATGATAGGCTTAAATACACAACTGCTGAGTGATTATGTTGATTGGTTAACATGCAAGCGTATGACAGCAGTGGGATTAAGTTGTGGTATCAAGGTTGGTAGCAACCCGTTGCCCTGGACACAAAAGTGGATCGCAGGCAGTGAAGTACAAGTTGCTCCACAAGAAACAGAAATTACAACATACGTAATTGGCGGAACTAAACAAGACGTTGATTCAAATACATTTAAAGGATTTAGTTTATAACATGGCAATCAAACATTCACCCCAACTAGCATGGCCCGAAGGTGTAACTCCTATAACTATAGTACAGTGGGCCGACTCTTTACCTGCAGATCAAAAAGAAGAATTTACTGCATCTCATACTCGTCAAATGAACAATTGGGATCAGGCTGAAACTGCAGGGGACCTGGTTCGCGACGGTATGTCACAAATATGGAAAGATAACGACACACGCCTTAGCTACAATGATCCTGTTTGGCTTGGGTATGCCAAACGTTATCATAAAGAAACACAGACACAAATCATTGACGAACCTACAGAAGTATAACATGATCACAGTATATAGCAAAAATCAATGTCCCTATTGCGATCAAGCCAAGGCCTTGCTGAAAAGTCGAGACATTGTGTTTGAAGAAATTAAAATAGACGAAAACTCTGAAGCTCGAGAGTTTATTGTTGGCGAGGGTCATCGCACAGTTCCTCAAATATATCAAGACGGCAAGTTGCTGGTTGCTGGTGGATTCCAAGGCCTAGCAAAACAACCAGCAGAATTTTTTCAAACACTAAAAGGATAATATGTTAATTTCAAAAGGCATCACAGTAGGCGAAGTCATTACTCTTAAACTGACATCAGGCGAAGAACTAGTTGCCAGGTTAGAAGAAGAAACAGATGCACATTACAAACTTACCAAGATACAGGTAATTGGTATGGGACCAAAAGGACCAGGCCTAATGCCATACTTGTTTACTGTCAATCCCGACAAAGACATTAAATTGTCAAAGTCTACAGTAACAGTAGCCGAACCAACAGACGCAGATTTTGCCAAACAATTTATGGAAGCAACATCTGGAATTAAATTAATTTAAGGATATTCGATGCCGGGTGTATGTAAAATAGGGGATATAAACCAAACAGGCGGTAGCGTTATTGATGGAGTCAATGACGTTATTGTCAACGGCCAACCGATTGCAGTAATTGGTAGTAAAATTAGTCCACATGCACCTTGGGGAAGACCGCACCCACCACATGATGCGGCTGTTATAACATCGGGGTCCAGTGATGTTATTGCCGGTGGCCGGGCGGTGGCCACGCTTGGCTCTGCCAACAGTTGTGGTCATAGTATGGCAAGCGCCAGCGGCGATGTAAATGCAGGATAAACCATGTCATTGACTGCCATAACTGTTGCCGCATCCGCAGGCCTATTATCAAATCAAGGATTGGGAGTTAATCCTAACCTGGTAGCTACATTTTCTAATGTGTCTACGTCTGGTCTCTATGCCAACATCCGCAACATCATCACTGCCAACATTGGTGACCAAGCCGACCTAGCAACTATTGCCAATTTAGGAAACGTCACTTGCGGGTTCTTAACCAATCAAGTGCCAGCAGAACTAGTTACTTCGTTGCAGACCAACGTGGCACCTATACTAGGAAAAACAACTACTGCTACTATTGCCAACATTGCAGTGAGCCCATATACATCGTTGCTGGGCAATGTAGGCAACGCACATATGAGTGGCGGATACAGTGCTTTTCTGACGCGGTTTAGTCAATGCCAAAGTTCTGCTTATATGGCATGTCAATTCTTGGGAGTATCAACTACCACCGGAAATACTGCCATTGGTGATTTAGGCGCTGGTTATAAAAGTGTTAGCGATGTGGCCAGCAACGGCATTGGTACTGCCGGAGTTGATCTTGACGGCATCAAAGGTTTTGGTTCAGTGTTTGATTGGAACAACTATAAGCTAATTGGCAATCCAGGATATCTAGTCAACAATCTTATATCGTTGAGCTTGGGTGCCACCGGTGGACTACAGGATAAATTAACTGCATTGGGAATTGATGCGACCAATGCACCAACAACAAATCCCAACGTTATTAATTCTGTTCTTAAACAGATAACTGGTACTGATTTACAAAAAATAATTTCCACAGTTGGATACACTCCTTTACCGGGTGCAATGATTGCGTCTTTGTTAGATGTAATGGACATTACAAAGATGCTTAAAGCAGACGTATTAAAAAAATACAATCTAACAGACATGCAATCATTGGGAGACCTACTAGGAACATATGGTGGTAGGTTCGCTACTCCAGCCGATACTATTGCTTTCTTAAAAACTATTCAAACTATACCACTGACTAATAGTGGTGTGGCAGGATCAGGAAACTCTGCGGTATCTGCAAATGCCACTGTGGTTTCATCGGCAAGCAATTCTCTAATCGCAAAACAAGTTGGTGCAGGATCAGGACCTTTTGGTAATCCAATTATTCCAGATTACTTTGGAGCAATCAGCGGCGACGGGCATTTAAATAATCTTGCAAACGTTGCAATTATTAATTCAAAAATCTTAAACACAACCTTGGGGCAACAAATTGTTGCCTTGCTGAAAAAAATTGAAACAAACATTGCAACCTATGTACCTGGGGTTTCGGGTCCACCACCAGTGCCTGGCGCTTATGCTACTCCTATTGCCAGCGACTTGACAAGTCTACAAACAAAGATATCTCAAATTGCCACAGACTCAACTACTAAAGATATGTACACGCAGGCCAACACAGCTTGGCTCGCTAGCATAAATCATTTGATCAATGAGCAAGATTTAATGAAAAAAGCTGGCGTAGATTTTACATATCCTATTCCAAGCAACACCACATTGGCCTTGGCCTTTGCTCAACAGCTACACGGACTTGGTCTGGATGTGGGAAAACTTGGAACTTACAAGTTTATCAATGACATTTGTCAATCAGATGAATACGGAGACAAAATTCGTGCCGCACTGGTTGAAGGTCGTAACATTGATAAATTGAACTCGATCAAGGATAGCACCAGTCAGAATATCCAGAATCCAGTTGCCCAACTTGGAAAGGCGCCTAACCTTTAAACGGTTAGTAAAAACCCAATAAAACTTGATTTTTATTGAAATATCCCGTATAATAACAGCTTATTACGGGTTATAGTAGTACTTTTGTCCTGCTTTTCCTAGTTATATAAAACTACAGACTTTGAAAGGAATGAAAAATAATGGAACAAACATTATCAAATAGTATCCAATCGAAATGGACCTTGGTATTTAAAGCATTGTTTAAATCACTCAGTTTCGTTTTAGTGATTGCAATGTTGGTGAGTATTACCAGCACCAAACTCTCTCGTATGAACGAAGAGTATATAGCCGACAACTCCATGTCAACCATGACAGTAAAAGAAAAGTTAGTTCAGCTAGACTGCTTGACTCGTAACATCTAT